TCGAAACACCTTCTGTTGCAAGGCTTGAAGTTTGCTTACCAATTGCAACGCCATTTGTCTGAGTAGCTTTTGATAATTGACCCATCGCTACGCTATAATTTCCAGTTGCACCATAGCTAGATGAGTTTGATGAGATGGCTGCGGCAAGGCTTTCGGTGCCGCTAGCATAAGAAGTGCCAAGTGCTACGTTGTAATTTAGCCCAGCTGTAGTCGCCTTATTACCAAAAGCTGCACCTCCCCAATTGGACGCTTTTGCCTGAAAACCTATTGCAATGCTATAATTTCCAATCGCGCCATAACTGCTGGTGCCGTTAGCAATAACAGCGGCAAAACTATGGTCTCCACTGGCTCTTGAAACACCCAAAGCAACCGCATCATCGCCGCTACTTCTTGCGCTATCACCAATAGCGATTGCATTGCCGCCTGTTGCTGAAGGTTGCGCTGCTGGGCTGCTTTCATTAGCAGCATAAAGGTCTGCACCGCCCCCACCGCCAGATTGCGCAACCCAATCATAATCAGTGCCTGTCCAGCTAAGAACTTCACTCGCTGATGCGGTTGATGTGTTTAGATGGGTGTCAACATCGCTATCGCTGTAAGAAGTTGCACCAGCACCCCAGCTTAAATTACCTGACCCATCAGTCTGCAAAAACTCATTTGCAGAACCATCAGTGTTTGGCAGTGTCAGCGTGTAACTTGCAGCCGCTGAGTGTGGTGGCCCTTTAATAACAATGCCGTGTGTGTTTTGCTCACAATTAAGAACAAACTGACCAGAGCCTTTTGTTGCGTTACCCTTAAACACAACTTTGCCGCTGCCGTTAGGGTCTAAGTCAATGTCGCCGTTGCTTGTGCTAACAATATCCTGCCCATTAACATCCAAGCTGCCGCCCAGCTGCGGAGTGGTGTCCTCGACTACGTTACTTATACCACCGCCACCGCCAGACACGGCAGCCCACGTCAAACCACCAGCCGCACCAGATTGTGCAGTTAGCGCGTATCCATTTGTAGGAGCATTGGATACTTTGAGATTAGCTTCATCAACAACATTATCAGCAATAACCGTTGCGCCATCAGCGGTTGATGTGACTTCGCCAGTATGATTTGGGTGGACGTAGTTATTTGCGCCAGCAGCAATACCATCAAGTTTGGCACCATCAGTAGCTACATCACGACCATCGAAAGTGCTGTTAGTGGTAATGGCTCCAGTCATTGCACCGCCAGTGCGTGGCAACGCCGCGTCAGCCGTGGTACCTTGCGCCGCAGTAGCGTAATCAGCACTATCAAAGGCTTTAACCTGTGCAAGATTGGTAACCTCGCTGTCCATCAACGCACCAGCGGCAGTCACGTTTGTTGTGTCTGTTACATCCGCTGACGTTTCAATTCCGGCCAGTTTGGTAAATTGTGCATCTGTAAAAGCATTTGCTTCAGCTTCATAAGCTGCTTTGATTTCTGCGCCAGTTTGATCTGCCGTAGCCCCAGCTTCAATGCCAGTAAGCTTGCTGTCTTTTGCTGTAGTAAAGGACGCTGTTGTACTATCTAAAACAGAAGAATGGGCTTGAACATCAGAGCCAATAGCAACGCCAAGGTTTGATCTAGCAGTGCCAGCATTAGCCACATCGCTAAGATTGTTGGCTGCCAGTAAGTCTCCACCGCCACCAGCAGCCGCAATCCAGTCATAGTCAGAACCATTCCAGCTTAGTAACTCGCCACTTGCTGCCGTGCTTTGGTTAAGGTGAGCATCAATAAGCGGGTTTACGTTACCAGCGTCAGTAACATCTGCTGAAGCCTCAACAGCATTTAACTTAGACTGTAGTGCGTCAGTAAAGGCATTTGTATCTGAGTTACTTTCGTAACTTGTTTTGATTTCTGCTGCTGTCTGATCAGCCGTAGCTCCACTCTCGATGCCATCCAATTTTGCACCATCGGTTGCTACATCTCTCCCATCAAAGGTTGAGTTAGTTGTGATGGCTCCAGTCATTGCACCGCCGGTTTTCTGCAAAACAGACGCTGATGCGCCTGTGACTGCCGCTGCACTTGATGCGGCTGCGACAGCCGATGCTGCTGCGGCGTTCTCGCTGACCAAAGCGGCTGCGGCAGACACAGCGGCTGCGTTTTTACTTGCAAGTGCCGATGCCGCTGACGCTGCGCTATTGGTTTCGCTTGTTGCGCTATTAGTGGCAGACGTAGCTGCTGCATCAACGGATGCTTGTATTGTATTTTGGACTTCAGCAGTCGTGCCTGTCAGTCCGAAGAAACTGGTATTTGCCATCTAATGATTTCCTAATCTTTAGTAGTCTTGATAACTGTATGTGGGTTGTATGACCTGTGTCCCGCCATTCAACTCTTGGTCATTCGCCATTTCCTGATGTTCAGTAAGAAGCTGGTTATACTTCGCCTCGAACAGCTCACCTCTCTCATCGAGGTAATAGTCAGCTGCAAAGGCAAGCCCTGCGTAAATGATCAGCGAACTTGCAACCTGTGTCATTGGAGTGGTGTCAGTGGCGTTAACCAACGCTGGCATTTCAGCGTAATAATAAAGAACAAGCGTTCCAGTGGCTGGCTGGGGATACAAAAGTAAATCTGCTGCTTGCCTAGTGTAGAACATAGGGCTGCCAGTGTAATTACTGTGGTTTAATTCCCTGAACCGGTTCATCGGTACTCTTTGCAGTTCGTACTGGTCATAATACAAACTGATGGTTTCCAAAAAGTCTGCCGGAAGGGTTATTGTTGTTGTTGCTGATGTTATAGCTACCGATAGCACTTTTTCCTGCATCGGTGTTCTGAGTGACCGTTGAATACGAGCGATACCGTCATTGATAAACTGTTCGGTCAGTGCAGTTGTTATGTCACTTCTATTTAATAACGCATCAAAGTGCGTCTTGAGGTCGCCGTAGTTCATTATCTAAACCCTTGTCTTTTTAGCTTTCGGTTTTTTCGCTGTCGCTGCTGCCTTGCGAAAAGCAGAATCTGTCGGCGCACCTTTGCTGCCAACCTTGCGCGGCGGTTTACCCGAAGCACGTCTTTTATGGATGTTTGCGTATAGTCCATTGCCCATTCTTAAATTTCCTTGTCTGTAGCCAAGAAGCCATCAAGGTTTTCAGCCTTCAGGCGTCTGACGATTTCTTTGCCGTTTACGTTTGGGTCGAGGATGTTGAAGCCCTCTTTGAGCCATTTCTCAGCTACTACAGCTGGAATGGAGGCAACCTTCATAAACTCCCCTTCTCTTCGGGTTGTGCTTTGGTTGCGCTGGTCTTTGAGGTCATCCAGTAAATGTTGAGGGATTTCTTGGGTTTTCTTTAAGAACAACCCATCGGCGTTTTCGCCAAATTCTGTGTTTACGCCCACGAGTGTAGGCTGCTTGTCTTCGTTCATTGTTTCTCCTTGAGATTAAAGGCGTGAGGGGCAGTCAGATAAGGAGAGCAAAATTCTGACTGTTGCTCCCCTCACTCCTATTCGTTTAACGCTTATGTAAGAGCGTTAATCATGCCTGAACCTTTAGGATTCATGTGCATGAGGCCGTATTCGCCAACACGGTTTGGTCTTCAGTTATTGTCGTTAGGAATAACCCGCCATAAGGCTGCTAATGCTTTCACATTAGACGTGACTATATCATCACTCATTGAGTGCCATGCGCTTCGGGTCACTTGACCCTACTCCATCTCTGGATAGTCGATGAACCTTCCCTCGTAAGGGCTTGGCTGCTGATTACCTTATTCCTGATTGGAACTTAGGCTTCCCAGCAATTCACACGGTTTTTGTTTAAGCACTACGCTGCTTGCGAATTAACGAAGTGCTTCTCGCTGTCGCCTGTCTTTGCAAGCAAGGTGCGAGAGAACGGACGCAATACTGCTGAACGCCACATTGATGGGTCGAGCAGGAAGGCGTGAGTTGTCATTTGGTGGCGATTGAGTACGACTTTGTACTCGCCGTAAGGTGAGACGTACAGGTCAATCACGTTGGTCAGTGTCTTCTGTGCATCGTTAAAGTTACGATAGCGACCAGCGGCACCAGTGAAGCCAGCGATGATCTGCGCCTTATCAGGCGAAATCATGAAGACTGATGGGTCGGCACCTTGGTTGAAGCATTTCTGACCAAGACTAAGAAGCATTGCTTCTGTCAGTGCAGCTGTACCACCAGCTTCGGTTGTTGCGGCATCAATCAGCTGGTCTGCTGAAGCCATTTCACGAGCAGCTGGTGAACCACCAGCGTTACCCGCTACGGCTGCGTTTGATGCGCCAACGTAAGCAAATTCAAGGTCACGCTTGATTTCTTTCAAGGCACGACCAAGTTGGT